GAATGTCACGATGTTGTTTGTTTTATTGCTGACGCAGTATTAACTGGTGGTATTCGTAGAGCTGCTCTTATTTCATTATTCTCAATTGATGATGAAGAAATGTTATCATCTAAATCAGGTGCATGGTGGGAATTAAATCCACAAAGAGGTAGAGCAAACAATTCAGCTGTTATTTTAAGACATAAAATAACTGAAGATAAATTCTTCCAATTATGGAAAAAAATTGAAGATAGTAACTCTGGAGAACCAGGTGTATACTTCTCAAATGATAAAGATTGGGGTACAAACCCTTGTTGTGAGATTGGGTTAAGACCATTTCAATTCTGTAATCTTTGTGAAGTTAATGTATCAGATATTGAATCACAAGAAGATTTGGAGGCTAGGGCTAAAGCGGCATCGTTTATTGGCACATTACAAGCTGGTTATACGGATTTTCATTATCTTCGTGATGTATGGAAGCGTACAACAGAGAAAGACGCTTTAATAGGTGTTGGAATGACTGGTATTGGTTCTGGAGAGGTTCTTAAATATGATTTAGAATTAGCATCAAAGGCTGTATTAAAAGAAAATGCTAGGATTGCTAAATTAATCGGTATAAACAAGGCGGCTAGAACAACTACAGTAAAACCATCTGGAACTAGCTCATTAGTATTAGGTACGGCATCTGGAATACATGCTTGGCATAATGATTATTATGTTCGTAGAATACGCGTTGGTAAAAACGAATCTATATACACATACCTTTCAATCTACCACCCAGAATTAGTTGAAGATGAATACTTCAAACCAAAAGAACAAGCGGTAATTTCATTACCTGTAAAGGCACCAGAAGGTTCTATATACAGATTTGAATCACCTATGAATCTTTTAGAGAGAGTAAGTACGTTTAACAAAAATTGGGTTGGGGCTGGACATAGAGATGGTCAAAACACACATAACGTATCGGTAACTGTTTCTATCAAAAAAGAAACCGAAAAATTATCTAAATTAGATGAGAATGGTAAAGTTATTTTAGATTCAAATAATAATCCAATTAAAGAAGATAGAAGAGACGAGAAAGGAAATTTAGTTTATAAAATAAACGAATGGCCAATGGTAGGAAAATGGATGTGGGATAATCGCGAATCATTTAATGGTATTTCAGTATTACCTTACGACGGAGGAAGTTATATTCAAGCCCCTTTTGAAGACTGCAATAAGGAAAAATACGAAAAAATGATGGAAGTTTTACGCGATATCGACCTAACAAAGGTTATAGAAGTAAGTGATTCTACCAATTTATCTGGTGAAGTAGCTTGCGGTGCTGGTGGTTGCGAGGTTACAACAGCATAGTAAAATAAAAAAAATAATACAAAAGGGTCCAATCGGACCCTTTTTTTATGGATTTACTTCTAAAAATAAATTATTATCATATTTATCATATAAAAGATATTATGGCTGATGGCAAATTTATAAATATTGACTACCCTTTTAAGGATAGTACAAACGGCTTCTTCATAAAGCTTAATGATAATGAACAAAGAGCAATAAAGGCTGACCTAATGCATCTATTATTGACTAGAAAGGGTCAAAGACTATATAATCCAGATTTTGGTACGGATATACTTAGGTATATTTTTGAACCAAATGACTCATTAACATGGCAATCTGTACAGGATGAAGTCAAAAATTCAGTAAAAAAATATTTACCAAAATTAAATATAGTAGAGTTAAGCGTTACACAATCTGAAGACAGTGAATACGCTGCAAAAATAACATTGGAATATACAATAACAGATAACGTTTTTGATATTGCTGATTCGGTTACAATAAATGTTTAAAATACAATATAATGGCACAAAGAGTTAATTACACATCCAGAAATTTTGCTGATATAAGAACAGACTTGGTTAATATGGTTAGACAATATTATCCAGACATCTTTAATGATTTTAATGACGCATCCGTAGGTATGATGCTACTTGAATTAAACGCCGCTGTTGGTGATATGTTATCATTCAATACCGACAGATTATTTCAAGAAACGCAAATAGACTACGCACAAGAAAGAAGTTCAATCTTATCAATGGCTAGAACCTTTGGATTAAATGTTCCCGCTAAAAGACCATCGATAACAATCCTAGATTTTAGTATTACCGTACCTGTTCTAGGTGATGGGTTTGATATTACATATTGCCCCCTAATACAAGCTGGTGCTCAAGGAAATGGCTCAGGCAAAGTTTTTGAATCATTATATGATATTGATTTTTCGTCACCATTTAGCATTGGTGGAATACCAAATAGAATAATCGTTCCAAATCGTAGCTCAAATGGTACAACAATAAATTACACCTTAACAAAAAGAGAAATTGCGATAAATGGTTTTACCAAGTACTATCAAAAAGTAATAACACCAGCAGATGTTGTACCATTTTTAGAGGTAATCTTACCTGATAACAATGTTACAAGTGTTGAATCGGTAATTGCACTAGCTGGAACCAATTATACAACAATACCAACGTATGCTCAATTTTTAAATAATGCTTTAAGATGGTATCAAGTTGACGCGCTAGCTGAAGATAAAGTTTTTATTGAAGACTTTAATGCATTAAGTGATAATCCATCCGTAAGACCAGGAAAGTACATAAAAATTGACAAAAAATTTATTACCGAATATACTGATAACGGGTTTTTAAAATTAATTTTTGGTGGTGGTAACCAAGATATTACCTCATTAACTGATTTTGATACAAACCCAGAGTTAATTGCTCAAATGGGTGATTTTATCAATAATTTATCATTAGGTGTAACACAATCACCAAATACAACTTTATTTGTAAAATATAAAGTTGGCGGTGGGTTAGATACAAATATAGGACAAGGGGTTATAACATCACTTGGTTTGGTTAATATGACCATTAATGGTGCTGACGCAAATGTTAATAATTTAGTTAAAAACTCATTAAAGGTAAATAATCCAGTACCAGCATTAGGTGGTAAAAATCAACCATCGGTTGAAGAAATAAGAAATCTAGTTAGATATAATTTTTCAGCACAGAATAGAGCGGTAACAATCAAGGATTATCAATCTAGGATAGCCCTAATGCCAGGTCAATTTGGGGCACCATTTAGATGTGGTGTTTTTGAAGAACAAAATAAAATTAAAATTTATATTCTAGGTTTAAATAACGAAGGCAAATTAACAAACACATCAACAAGTACATTAAAAAATAATATTGCAACATATCTTTCAGACTATCGAATGCTAAATGATTATATCGAGGTTACTGATGCAAAAATTGTTAATATTTCATTTCAAGTTGATTTATTTTTAGATAAAAAATTTCCACAAGCACAAATTATTTCACAAGTTATCACAACCATTAGTTCATATATGGATATCAATAAATTTGATATGGGTGAAAATATTTATTTATCTAATTTATTAGAGGCAATTAATAATGTTGGTGGTGTATTAAACGTAATTGACCTAAGGGTATATAACCTAGTTGGTGGAAAGTATTCAATAAATGAGATAACACAACCATATGTTGATAACGAAACAAGACAAATTGATATATCAAATGATTACGCGTTATTCGGCGAGGCAACAACAATGTATGAAATAAAATATCCTGCAACAGATATAATAGTACGTTCTAAATAAATAAGTCTTGTTTTTTGGTGTAAAAACCATATATTATAATAAAAAAAATTATGGCTTGTACTAGTTGCAAAAAAAACAAAGACGGTAAAAAGGTATTTAACAATATTAAAAATAACGTTAACGAACCAAATAGACCTTTAGGTAAAAAAATATTAGATTTTAGTGTTAGAATATTATTATTCTTAACATTTTTAATATTTATAACACCATTATTTATTATTGGATATTTGATTGCGTTGTTTAAACTCACCATCCTATCAAAAGAATTAAACCTTGTTCCTGTTTTATACTACATTGGAACAAAACTTTTGAAATTGGATAAAGATGAAGACGACGATGATGATGATGATATTGATGAGGACGATTTTAACGAGGATGAATATGAATACGAATTAGAGAATCCTGACGACATAATTGAGATAAATAAAAATAAGTAATGTCTGAGAATATTAGAATAAGAACAACCACCGACGGAACGGATAAGTATCTATCATTAAAAATAGAGCAAGATT